GCTACTTTAGGCTTTTCCATTGTTGTCATTTCTGCTGGCATTTTTAGTTCCTTGTGTTACGGCCTAGTACCTAAGCCTTTTCGTTTCTTCTTCTTCTTCGCTGGTTCGTTTGCAGTTACGTATCCCCCGTTAGCGTAACTTTTCTTTTTAGGTTTATTTATTAAGCCACCTTTGTTAAAAGGCCCCGATGAGTCATAATCCTCTTGTGGTGCACTATAACCACCACCACCACTCATAACATCATCCCTACCAGTATTACCGCCGGGACCGCCATCATCTCCATAGTTACCTGCACTTGTATTAGGTTTGTTTGAACCTCCCGGAGTAGATGTTGTATTACCTAAAACATCAGTTGTAGAAGTATCACCACCGGGCATACCACCGCCACCGCTGCTGCCACCGCCGTTATCACCGCCACCACCCGTTCTTCGTTTTTGGGTAATGCGAGTATTTCCTGCTGCGGTTGCTTGTGCAAATCTTGCAGCGTCTGCAGCTTTACGTTCTGCTTCAATCTTAGCGTCTAGTCTTTCCTTCGCCCCTTTTGTTTGTGCACCTTCATTAATACTGTTTGAAGACGTTTTAGTAATGTCTGCACTACTTACCTTTGCAGTAATTGTAGGAGTAGGGTCTACTTCACCCTCTTTTGCAGCAACAGCATTCTCTTGTGCCTTTTTAGCCAGCTTACCTGCAATCCAACCTGTTGGTCCTGAACTTGCAATGCCACCTCGTTTTACTAATTCTACAAGTTTTGCATATTCAGCACTACTTTTGTCCGTTGATTTTAGTTTCTCTTCAGCAGCCTTACCAATTTGAATACCTCTTGACCTCATAGTAGCTTGAATTGCAATACCCCCTAGTGCGCCTATAGGCCCAAGCAACATTCCTAAATTAGAAAACTTGTTTACCGTGGCAGCACTATCCATAGCAGCTTTTAGTTCATCAGTAGTCATCTCACTAAAGTCTGGTGGAGGGGTAGGCTTTGTATCAGGTTCAGGTTCAGGGCCAACTCTAGAGTCATCACCAGTTTTTCGTTCTTTTTCTTCTACAGGTTGAGTAGCGACAGGTACTTGAGCAGGATTAACAGCAGGAGGTGTGTACAACTCGTAACCTGCTGGTGGTGCAACACCTTCTGCCAGTTCTAAAATACGCCCGTCTGCATTGACGTACTTGATCATTTTTAAGCCTTCTGTATTATTTGCCAGAAAACTAAACATGTCCGTTGCAGGAGTAAAACCTACAGTCATCCAATCTTGAAAGTTAAAGGTAGAGTTTGGTGCAGTCACAAGTGAACCCGCATCCGCTAAATATTTAATATCCTCATTGTATACACCCTTGTATTGAGGCAAAGCATCAAGATCAGCTAAAACCTGTTTCATTTGTGCAGGTGTAACATTGTCACCTTCTGCTGCAGATGCACGTGCTTTCTCTTCAAAGTCAAAAGGATCATCTGCAACCATACCGCCTTCAGCCATGCCTACAGTAACCCGTTTATCTTCCATGATAGGCTCTGTTGTTTTGTTAGGTTTATTAGCGTTCTCCATAGCTTCAGCAGTCTTGTCAGCACCTGTAGTATTAATCTTAAGACCCTTAGTAGCTAACATCTGTTGTAATTCAGGATTAGTTCTTACTAAACCCATAACACCTTTTAGTGCTTCCTCTACTTTACCTTCTTCGTAACCTCCATTAGCGTAGCGTTTAACTACACCCCCTTCAGCCATGCCTACAGTAACTCCTTGAGCATTCAACACCTTGTTAACTGTAGGGTCTGTTTTGGCTGCATTAACGATTTTATCTATCAAGCCACCATCAGCCATGCCCGTAGTTAGCATACCTTTTAGTTTCTCAAGGTCTTCATCTGTAACAACCTCATCGTCATTGTAAACTTCTTCAGGCACAGGCTCACCACCAATGCGCCCATCTTCATCCATAGCAGCAAGACCCCTCTTGGCTTCCATACGTAGGTCTTCAAAAAGCTTAACACCAAAGAAACGTACAACGTCAGCAGGTACAACATACTCGCCTTCACTTAGTTTAGCGTCAATGTCATCTCGTACCTCTTCAGGCAAAGAACCCGGAGGTACATCGTTACCCGATACAGGGTCAACCTTTTCATCTGCATCACTCATGAACGCCATACGTGTTTGATCTTCAGCCATCTGCGTTAACCTCTTCTCTCAATGTTTTTAATTTGCGTAAGGCACTGGCCTGACCTTGGAACCTAAATAAAGCTTTTTGATCTTCAGCTTGTTCCATGTTAGTATGCACCATATTAATTTTGTTGTCAAGCATAATACAGAAAGAATCCCATAAAGGCTTGTCATTAACTAACTTCTTTAACTTACTCATGCGCTGGGCCTCTGTACTAATCCACCTTTGTTTAGACGTAGTTTAGCTTTCTTTGGGTCTAGCTTCAAGTCTTTAATGTTGATAGATGTGCCTTGTACTTTTTCAAATTTATCAATGTCTACTCTATACCGTAAATCTTTTTTACCTACCTTTACTTGACTACCCAGTTCACCTTTTAGTTGCTTAAGAGCCTTTTCAAAAGCAACTACATAAGTATTGTGAAACCCTGAACCCTTAGCTATAGATGCTTTGTATTCCTTTGAATCACTAGGAAATCGTTTTGCTGCAAGTTTTTCAATAGGTGGTAATACGATCTCATCAATACCCTTAGACTTAGCATCAGCAATAATAGACTGCAATAGTACTCGTACAGAGTCAGTCAGTTTAGGAATAGGTGTATCCTTTTTACTTGTAGTCATCAAGGCTTTACCTATGACATCATTTGCCTCATCCATAACAAGACCTAATATATTATCTTTGCCTGAGAAATCATATACGTTAAGCTTCTTTTGTGCCATTGCCTCAAAGTATTGTTTTATAGCCCTCAAGTTAGCTCTAGGTTTTGACGCAAAAGGCAGTAAGTCTGCGTCCTCAAATATCTTTTGAATAGCTTTATCTGCTTCCGAGCCGCTAAGTTTTTTATTAGTTCTTATAGGTAAGTATTTGTTAAACACAAAGTCTTCAAAGTCTTCAAATAGCGTTCCCGGCATATCAAACTCAGGTTTAAAAGCTATATCTTCCATAGCAGACTTAAACTCTTTTCGGTACTCTGCTGTAGCCTCACCAATAACTTTACTAGGATTATCTGACATATTTTGTATAACGTCAGACTGCAGTTCTTCTATTAAAATGTAATCAGCGTCTTCATCAAATCTAGGCTCATAAAAAGTACCAAATTGATCTTTAGACTCTGTTATGTTCTGTCTTAAACTGTAACGAGTATGTGCTAAGTTAGAACCCCCATGATGAGTCATTAAACCTAAATCTTTACCTTCAACATCAATGCCTAGTTCTTGATAGCCTACCTCTGAATCCATTAATTCACTTTGTCTTTGAGTGTTACGATACAAAGGATTCTTTTTTAAAGCCTTAATGTTTAAAGACCCAATATCTACAGCCTCTTTATCAATAGAGTACTCATCTGCATAATCAAGGACATTACTGTTGCTACCTCTAGTGTACCTTCTCTCAGGGTCTAAACTAAACTCTCTATAGTCTAACTCACCCTTGGTTACTTTAGGTGCACGTTTACGTACAAACGCCTCAATGTTTCTTCCTCTAGTACCGTCTTTACTTATAGGAGCATTCTCAATAGCAGACTCCATAGGACTGTAGAACTCAGCAACAGTATCTGTATCAGGGTCCGATACATCATCAAGCATGCCCCCTGTCTCTTTAAACATAGGATTAAACTTAGGGTTATCCGTAGCCCCGAAAGCTTCCTTGAGTTCTTTGGAGATAAACCTTGTTAGCGCACTCATTGCTGTTGTGTCCCTGTAAAGCCTTGCTCACCCGGAGCAGGTGCGGAGCCTGTACCTATGTTCCCCCCTCCACCGCCAGAGGCGTCTTGTGGGCCTGTAGGAGCTTGTCCTTGTGGTGCAGGGGCCTGACCACCCGACTGAGGAACTGCACCTTGTGGTGCTTCTGGTAGAGGCTGTGCGAACTTCTTGAGTATCTCCGCTTGTATTGCAGCATCTTGTAGGCTATTAGTTACCTTATCAGGGTCAAGGTCCATGCTCACAGCAATCTCACGTATAATGTAATCCATCTTAGCAAAAGGTGCTAGTGTTGGGTTCTGTGCTACTTGCAAGAACTGCATCAAACGTTGGCTACGTACTTCGTTAGCCATCAAGCTTTCAGTACCTTGTGCGCGTACTTCCAAGTCACCTTTAATAGAAGGATCAAAGTCGAACTGCATGTTGAAGTTAAAGAATGCCTTACCTAGAGGAGCAAGCATGTAATCATCTACATTTTTAATTACATTCCGTATAGAACCATTAGCAGCAGACATGAGCATACTAATGCCAGAAGCTGTACGTCCGACACCTTGAACTCCTGTCTGACCATGAGCAAAGCTAGGAAAGCCTGTACTCTCGTCTGCTAATGTACGAGCCTTATCGAATAGTTGCATATTCTCGCCAGCAACATTCGGAAACTTAGTGCCAAAAATAGCTTGTCCGGGCGCACCCCCTTGTCTTCTAAAGACTTTTCCGGGATACAGAGATAAATCTTGGCCGGGAACTAAGTTGGTTTCATCAATTTCTATCAAAAGGTTACCTGACATAACCGCATTGTCTACAGCCATACGCATGAACCCATTCATAAGAGTCTGTGTATCATCCATATTCTCAGCTATACCTACACCAAAGAAGCTATAAGGGTTAAGCTCATAGGGTACAGCGTAGTAAGGAATAAGTGCAGGTTTAAATGGGTTCATAACTAAACGGATAACGTGATTGTTACACACCCAAATGTTAACACTCAACTGCTCTAAATCTTTTAGTTCTTTAGGAATGTCAATATCGTGTTCTTTAAGGATGTCTGTATCTACGTATCCCCAAAACTCAAACAACTCATAACGCTCTGCTTTTGACTCTTGAGAGTCATCTTCCATAGCTTGTTCCCACCACTTCTTTTCATAGGACTCACCCATGTTAAGAGACTTTTCAATGGCGTTATCACGAAAGAAAGGCCGACCTTTAAGTGCACGTACTTGTGAGCGTGACAACTTGTGACGTTCAACAATGTACTCAGCCTCATCCATGTTAGCTGCATCAGGGTCAGGGTAGAAGTTCCATATAGATACATGGCTAGTAGAAGGTACAGTCTTGATTGTGGGTGAGTACTCACCTTCCTCATTCCAATTAGGATACTCTTTGTTGACAGCAAATGGACCCTTCATAATACCTGTGCCAAACAATGCCAACTCAAAAGAACTTAAGCGTAACTGTTTGTTAGCACCTGACTCTTCTAGTTGATCGTGTATTTTCTTTTGCATCTTCTTTGCTGCAATCATAGCAGGGTTAAAAGTTACTGCAGTAGGACCAGTACCGGGACCATCTATTAGTTTATCTTCAACAGGTTGTAACTTTTTAAACATACCACCAACACGCTCACGCAAAGATACAACAGTATCTCCCGGCTCAAGTACAGTGTCACTGTTAAATAAAGGTACAGGATCAAAGGCTTCTTTTAAATCACTTGCACCTTGTTCTGCTTGAGGGTTGGTATCAAAGTGCACTGAGTCTTGAATACCCTCTGGTAGTGTAGTAGGATCAATAGCAAGAGGAAACTTTTTATTACCAAACAATACATCAACTACTTGACCATAAGCAGCTAGTGTTTTAGTCTTAGTAACCTTTACAAATACTCTTGACTTTTCAGCCTCAGTAAATTGTACTTCAGTGTTGTATATACCCCTGTAGTTACGATAGGCATCCATCCAACGCTGTTCATCAATATACCTTGCATCTTCAGCTTTCTTAAACTTACTCATAACTAACTCAATAATGTGTCCTGCTTTAGGATCAGACATAGCTTGAGTAGTAACATCTTTAATGTGTGCCGATTCTGCAGATTCTAAGTTCTGTTCAAAGTCGTTTGTAAAATCTTCAGGGTCCATACTTAATATCCAAATGTAGGATCAGCAGCTTGAAAGCCGCTTCTCTGTGTTGCAGGATTAAAATCCCATAGGGAGCTTCGTGGTCTAGTCATTATACCGTAACGTATAGCATCATACAAGTGGTCTTCTGCATTTGTATCAACATCTTCTGGATTGCGTTTGTCTAACGGTAGACTAGGTAGTTGCGCTATAGAGTTGGTGCAGGTAGAAAAGAATACGAGTTGGGGTTCCTCAGTAAACTCATCTACCTGCAAACGGCGGTGTATCTCATTTTTACCTGAAACCCTAGACCCTTTTGAACGATCAGACGGCCTCCAGCGACAGCCCCTCATAATCATTTGTTCAGCTAGGCTAGGCCCAGTGTCACCTCTTTTATGCCAGAGGGACGAGTCCAACACGCCGTATCTTATGGTGCCATCGTCAGCCTCTGCTTCTAAGATCATATCAGCTAAGTCTGTAGCTGTAACTCTGGTGACATACATCTCTCTGTATATTACCAGTTGCTCTGAGGGAGACACAGCAAACCACACAACACCTGTCCAACTGCCGTAGCCGTAATCGCAAGCTCTGAACTTCGTCCAGCTATTAGGTATGTCATAAGGGTCAACAACATGTATTTTTCTGTTGAACTCAGGGAACGCTGCACCCTCATTGACATCCCAGTTCCCTTCTAATAGTTGTTTGCGTTGATGCTCTGGCATAGATAAAAGCATAGTTTCATAGTCACCACTGTCAGCTAGATACGGATTGTCAAACAAACTGGCAGGTATAAACCTACGTTTAAACAAAGGTTGTCCTGCTTTAGTGTGGCCTTTAGGGTACTCTAAGCGTTCCCCTGTTTCAATATCAGTAGCCCAGAAAGGCTTGTTAGGTTTAGAAGGATCAATAAACATCTTCTTAACCCATTGATGTCCAATAGAACCGGGGTTAGTTGTAGCTCTCATATACAAGCCTAACTCAGGTGCGGAGCTACGTAAGCGTGAGCGCATATAGTTCCACGCAAACGGTGTAGCCCATTGTGTTAACTCATCAAATGCAATGTAGTTAAACGCCTGTCCTTGGTAACGCATAACGTCTTGGTCTTTATCTAGGTAACTCATCCAAATGCGCCCACCTCTAGGTGTAACCCACTGTGATTTACGCTCTGACCACTTAATGCCGGGAATAGCTTTAGGGTACAACTCTTGACTTTTCTGTATAAGCTCCCTAAGTTCTTCTGTAGTGTGCCGTACAAGTAACCCACTGAAGTCTTTGTGATTAAGACTGCGTAAAGGGTCTGCTAGTGTAGCGTAACTCTTACCTCCACCCGCTGCCCCG